TCGCTGATCTTTATTTCTGCCATTTTCTAATTTTTTTAAATATTTTTCTAAACGAACTATGTTTCGTTGTTTTATAGTATACTTTTTCTTCATAAAACCCATCCTGTAAAATCCGTGTCAGAATTTGGGTACATATCACTACCTGTGTTCTGATTGTATTCTGGAAATAAACTACTGTTGTTACATATATAATCTACAAACCGTTCTTTATAGTGCATAGCCGTCTGTCTTTGTTTTTCTACCATAAAATCTACTTCGTCTTTGCTTACTGTTTCTGAATTTTCTGCTCCGTGTTTATATACCCCTTTATTAGCTATCGTATAAGCACTATAAGGCAAGAACTCAACCATAGCAAAGTGAATTAAAGCAGGTTTTATATACTTCGTTAGAAGCGTTAAATATGGGTCTGCCAAAGTTCCAGCAATTATTTCAGCTTGTATCTTTTCAAGTAAGCGAGTTCCTAACATAGATTGTATGTGTATGTCCTGTGCGATCAAAACAAACTGAATGAATTTATCTACGTCTACGTTTCCGTTTACGTTTGTGTATCTTACTACGTCATCTCTTGTTATTAGTAAAGCAGTTGCCATATTATCTATTTTTATTACTTGGTAAAAAACCTTGATTCGGCATATCAATAGGTCTTTGACTTACTCTTTTGTCATTCCTTATTTTGTAGCCATACTTCGCAGCTTTCGCACTTGATATTTGAACGGCTTTTGGACTTCTAACGTCTATGCCAGTACCTTCAAAAGCTACATAAATTTGTTTGTTCCATCTATGATAACAATTTCCACCACCTTTAAACTTCCAGATTGAATAAGTATTAGTGCCTTTAGGCCCCCAACCTTTATTAACTTCGTTTTTGCCCATTCTAATAATATCTTCTTTACGATAGATTTTATCTGCTCTCATCATATTAGTACAAAAGTCCCTACTATTAGCTTTTCTTTCTCCTGCATAAACATAACGAGTTATAAATTTTACACTATCTATAACCCTATCTTGACCACTTTTTGCATTTGGGAAAGCCGTTCCAGCACTAACTAAATTTATTAATCTGTCCTTTATGCTTAATTCCGTTTTTATGTCGCTTGAAAGTAACGTATTTTCTTCTTCGTCTGTGTCATAGTTTACTTCAAACTCATCAATAAGCAACCAATCCTTTTTAGGCATTTCGCCAAGTTCAATAAGTTCTTTGCCTACATAATCGCCACTTAATTCTAAACCTGTTTCTTCTTCTATTTGTTCGTCATTTTCCACACCCTCTAAATCAATAAACTCTAAAGGCTTTAAGGTCTTAAAATATAGGTTTAAGCTAATTTGATTATATGCAAGTATCTCATCAAAGGCATCTATTAATAAATCTTGAAACGGTTGCAATTCCAAATAATAAAGGACTCGTAATATTATTACCTAACATAATTTTTCTCAAACATTCTTCTGCTAAAGTTGCGTACAAGTCTGGTGCGTCATTTACAGGCATTGCGTCAACGGTAGTTTTACTTTCTGAATTGTTGTTAAAGCTAACTATGACCTTTTCGCCTTGCGTTCCTGTTAGACTACTTAACACCTTGTTTTTTATCATTTGTTGTTGTTCGTCGCTTGGTTGTCCGTTGTTAAAGTTAATTACTGATCTTGAACTAAATCCGTTATTTACTTCGTTTATTAGATATTCGCTTATGCTTTCTTCTAAAGTACAATAAAGCACTTATTCTTTTAGGTGTGTATTTTCGTGTATCTGTCCAATCATCACAATAATAGTAAGCTTCTACCTTGCCTGTTTCAGAATTGCACTTTTCGGCTCTTAATAGTTGTACTGGTATATGTTCAACTTGCGCTATTTTTTTTCTGTCTTTCGTGTATATGACCTGTACTGCACATTGACCTAACAACTTTAAATCAGAACATAAATACCGTACACAATCTTTAGAAAACAAAGACATCATAGTAGCGTACTCATTTGGCTTTTTATTTGCGTTTGTTGCTGATAGCCCACGACCATAGATTAAACGGCTTACGTTGTTTACTATTGCGTTTTGTGTTGTACTATTAGTGTAACAATCTATTAAGAATTGATAGTAGTCGTTTTGTTCTCCGAATTCCACCCAATCTTCTCTTTTAGCTTCCTTGATAACTGGTTGCTCATAAGCTGCCAAGTTTAAAATATGTATGTCTTTACTCATAAATTATAAATTCATTGTTTGACGCTTGACTAACATACTGTCCGTTGTTTACTGAATAAGTCGCCACAGGTTGATCCGTGCAAAATATCCTGTCTTTGTGTACTATGTCAGTTCCGTTTTTTAATTCAAGCTTATAGAAATGATTTTCAACTAATGAAAACACGGCACTTAAAGTGTCGTAATAGTCGCCTTGTGTACTTGCCTGTATTGTTACTTCTATTGTAGTGTTTAACTGTTCGTCTGTTAAATACATATTTGTATAAGTTTGGCTTCTTGGTATAAAACTAAACGTTTGTTGTACTCCAGATGTTGTTAAAATTATCATTCTACTATAATAACTTAAAAAGTGTTTTTTTGTTTTTATTTCGTGTTTACATACTAATAAAAAACGAATTATACAAATGCCCAAATACGCGTTTTCGTGCGTTCTAATGAACTATCTATAATACTAACGTGTACTAACATTAAAAAGTTGAGATATGCGACTCCGAAAAGTGCCTCTTATGTTATGAAAGGTATAAGAAAGAATCTTATGAAGTTACTATAACTGCGTCAGTGGCTCCTGCGTCAGCAAAAGCCGTAGCAAGTCCTGCTTCGGTTGAAACATCAATGAAATTGCTTGGGCTGACCTCCATAGAAACAAAGCTTAATTTGTAGCCATTAAATGATCCCAATTCTGAACCGCTGGAAATTTCTCCTGCCGTAGTATCGCAGCCCTGTGCAAGACCCATTAAGAAAAATTGGTCTGTCATTGTTCTTACGATTATTCTTGGTCTGCCATAAGCTAAAAGCTTAATATTCTTGTGCATAGCAAAATCTTGTTTTTTTAATGCAATAGCTAAAGTGCTTTCAAAGAATGTCGTTCCATTATCTCTTGAAGTTTGAATAGCCGTAGTAAAAGAATTTTCATTAGACTTTAATTCGTACTTATAAAGGCTTAACGCTGCTGCTGGTTGCCAAGTGTCTATAACGTCAGTATTAGTAGCGTCGTATGTAATGTTGTCTGTTGATAGATCGTCGAAGTTTGCGAAGTAGATAGCCTTTAAGCCACTAACTGAATCTTTGCACTCCTCAACTCTACCGTTGGTAATATCACAACTCATTTTTTAAAGTTTTTATGAACAAAAAAGGGTAGGCACTTTTACCTACCCTATATTCGTTCTGGTTAATATTATGAATAAACTACACAATCGTTAGCTATTCCAATTTGCGCTCCTACTGACATTCTCATAACGATTCTCACGTTATCAGAACCATCATATAAATGTACAGGAATTACAGAAGCTTCTTGCCAATCTGAAAGTAAAGAAGTTCCGAAGTACAAGTTAGAAGTCTGTGCTGCTACCATTGTATCGTCTGCCATTCCGTTAGCAACAAAAACAGGAATACCATCAAAAGAAAGTTGTCCGTTTGTGTACCATTGTGTTCCTTTGTTGTCAGTACCATTAGCTCCAAGTCCTGCTGCTGCAAAACCTCCGAGTGCGCGTACGTAATTTCTTGCGATATTGGAAGAAACATACAATTTCAAATCTTCGCTTCCGTAAACTGTTGTTGGAACGGCTGAAATTACTTTGCCCATTTCGTCAATTACGTTAGCTGCCGTTGAAGCTATTCCTGCAATATCTTGTGCTGCTGGTAAACCTGCTGCATTTAAAAGTGTTACGATACCATCATAAGCATTAGCACCTGCAACACCAGTCCAAAGCAAAGTTTCGTTAGAAGCTGCAACTTTAGATTTACTTGCATATCTTTTACAGTTAATACGCTTTCGCCCATTGTTACGGTTTGTGTATCGTCAAAATCACAAGTTGCATCTGTAAAGATTGAAGAAGTATCAATAGTTTGAAGTACTGATTTTCCTTTGACGTTTTCAAGAACGGTAACGCCACCGTTTTCAATTGTAGGCGCACTTAATAAAGCTGCTGAAATGTATTTTCCTGCTGCTTGTCCTGCATAAGTACTACCTGGAAATGTCGGCTGATCTGCCATAATTTTTAGGTTTTAATTATTAATTTATTTATTTAATTTTTTATAGATTCTATCTAATGTTGTTTCAGTTCTATTTTGTGCATAGAGTACTCTTTCAACTTTTTTCTTGTTTTCTGGATTAAAAGAAATAGGTTCAACGGCTGG